TGTAAAAAATTTAATATAATAAAAGTATTTTAATTTTATTTAATTTAATTAAAATTAAAACTAAAATATTAAAAGGAGGGATTATAAGGAAATCTTAGTTCCCTTAGTTGATGCCAAAATTTTCACTCAAAATTGATGTTTTATTTTGTTTTTTCTTATTATTTTTACCTCTAATTTGATATGTCGATGTATTTGATGGAATAATTTTATTATTTAAAATGTAATCCTCTGTATTTTCGTGTATTTCTGGATATACTTTAGTTAATGGTTTATCAATAACTAAATATAATGTTCCTAATCTTAATAAATTGCGATATTCTTTTATTGACAAATTTCCAATAAATTTATCTAATAAATATCTCGGATCTGACGCTTCTTTAATAGATTTCTTGTAATCATATATTTTAGAATAAACATCATGTAATAATTGATATCTTTCAGTCTTAGTTGAACGATCTATTTGCTGATTATTTAAATATGCTACAGCACATTCAGGACAGCAAAAACATCCATAAACATAATATGTTCCTCCAATAAAGTATTTTGGAATGTGAATAGGTGGAGTATCAAACTCACATGTATCCCAAAAACATGCTGATTTTTTAGAAATATTATCTACATGTAAATTGTGTTCTAATTGTTTTAATTTTTTCCATATTTCTTTCATATTATCTTTATTTCCAAAATCAGTATCATCGTCATCCCCATCGAAAACATCATTATTATTATTTGATTGATTTGATGATGAAGCAAATTTGGATTCATCAAATTTTTGATAATTATACATTAATTCATTATAAATATGTGTATTATATGCGTCTAATGCTTCATTTTCTCCATTTTTAATCTCTTCTAAGTCTCCCATACTACATTTCAAATGAAGAATTACATTTTGTTTTTCGTCTATTTGTTCATCATTAGTAGAAGTTTGTTGAATAATTTTTCCTCCCTTTGGTTTTCTTCCTCTTTTTTTAAATACTTTCGGTTCAATTATCACTTCATCGTTGTCTATTTTTTTATTTTCTTCAAGTTGTTCATTTTCTTCTAGTTGTTCATTTTCATCCAGCTGTTCATTATCATCTAGTTGTTCATTTTTCATTAGTTTTTTATTCTCAAATATATCTGATGTATCAAATTCATTAATTATTTTTTCACTTTTATTTGAAGTATTATCACTAACATTATTTTTTATTTTTTTTGATGGTTTGTTCAATTTAATATTTTGGTGTTCAACATCTATTAAATTCAATGATTCCATCAATTCTTTTTTAGATTTTCTTCCTCTCTTTAATTTTACAACATTTGGTTGTTGTTGACTAATTTCTTCTTCAGCTACAATCATTTATTTTATTATTTAAATTGTTTTTAAATATATTTTTATTTATTTTTTTCATTTAAACAATATCATTTTTATTTTTTCAATATAAAAATAAAACAATATCTATTTAACTAATTATAATGAGTAGTATTCCGTGGATTGAAGCATATCGCCCAAATAATTTTGATAATGTTGTATTAGATTTATATAACAAACAACTTCTTCAAAATATTATATCAAGTAAACATTTTCCAAATTTATTATTTTATGGTCCTCCAGGAACTGGAAAAACAACAACAATTATAAATTTAATAGATAGATATCAAGAAATTCATTACGTGAAAAATAAAGAATTGATGATTCATTTAAATGCCTCTGATGAAAGAGGAATTGAAGTTATACGTAATCAAATTTATCAGTTCGTAAATTCAAAAAATTTATTCACAAAGGGATTAAAATTTGTTATATTAGATGAAGTAGATTATATGACTAAAACAGCACAACAAGCATTGAGATATCTTTTACAAAATTATACTAGCAATGTTCGTTTTTGTTTAATTTGTAATTACATTAGTAGAATAGATGAAGGATTACAACATGAATTTGTAAAATTGAGATTTAATCAATTGCCTAAGGAAGAAATATTTTTCTTTTTAAAAAATATTTCAGAAAAAGAAAAATTAAATTTTACAGATGATACTTTAAATGAGATACAAAATTTATATAAATCAGACATTAGAAGTATGATAAATTTTATGCAGTCAAATCAAGATAATATTAATAATATAAAAGTTATTAATAGCACTACATGGATAGATTTGTATAATAAAATTATTTGTAAAACATCAATATATGAATTGAATGAATTTATTCAAGAAATTAGTATATCATACAACATTGATAAAAAAAATATAATGAATAACTTTTTCCTTTTTTTGATAAGAAATAACGATGATATATTAAATCCAAACTTTCTAAATTTTTTAGAAAATGTAATTCACACAGAAGAATGTAAGTCAAAATATTATGTAAATTATTCACTCACTCGACTTTTAAAATTATTATAATATTCCATTCGCATATTCAATTTCATTATGAATTCATTTGGTGGAGAAAATTTACTAGGATCGAAACAATTAGTTTTTAACTCAAAATCGTTAAAATATTTATTTACATTTTGTACGTCATTTTCCATAATTTTATTTATTTTTATTGGTTTAGTTTTTTCAATTGTAGCCATATGATTCTATAATAGAAAATAAAAAATAAAAAATGAAAATATATTTTAAAATTAATTTAAAGATATTTACTAAATAGTATTTAAAGAACGTTAAATGTCTTTATCAGAAAATAACTTAAACAACGAATGGGAAGCATTTATGATTTCTGCTAATGAGTCAGATGATGATAACGATGCTAAATCCAATTCTAAAAATGAATTTGATGGTTCAAATATTGAAACGTATATCAACACGCAACATATTCATTTGTATGAAAATATGACACCACCAAATCCAACCCCTATATACATTTCTACAAAATCTAAAATATCTTATTTAAATATTCCAATAAATTTAGATATATTTTGGAGTATTCCTATCACATCATATTCAGTAGCATCAGAAGGATGTATTAAAAAACAATCAAAAATAACTTCAGCTACAAAAGAAGAATTAGATGAAGTTCAAAATAAATTATCAAGAGAAATTTATGTTGAACAACACATTGTATGTCATGTTGACAATCCAACTGGTAGAATTAAATTTAAAGATACAAGAAAAGTTTCTGTTGGAATTTCTAAAAAAGATTTAACAAATAAAATTAAATCCAAACAAGCATTTTATAATTGTTTAGCATTAATTATGAGATTTAATATAGATGGATTATTTCGTGAATTTCATATTAAATTATTTAACACTGGAAAAATAGAAATTCCTGGAATTAAAACTGATTCTATGTATCTATATGTCTTAAATAAATTTATAGAGTTTATTCAACAATTTCATCCAGAAACTCCTATTTATTGTAAATCTAATAATGACATAGTTTTAATTAATTCTAACTTTAATTGTGGGTTTTACATTAATCGAGAAAATCTTATTCAAATTCTTAAATATAAATATAATATTCAACCAATTTATGACCCTTGTAATTATCCAGGTGTTAAAGCTCCATTTTATTATAATCCAGAATTAAATATACAAACTGGAGTTCTAACAAAACAAGAAGATAAAGATAAATATAAAAATGTTGTTAAAATTCATTGTTCTATTTTTAGAACGGGAAGTGTTCTCATTCTTGGAACTTGTGATGAAAATGTATTAAATCAAGTTTATGAATTTATAACAAATTTACTTAAAACAGAATTTAAATATATATGTAGTAATTTAATTGATGATCTGAATCGACCTAAGAGTAATAAAGATAAGAAAAGAAAATCTCAGAAAAAATTTGTAGTGATTGAAGATGAAGAAGAATTTGAATTAGTTGAAGATATTGACGTTGAATTTTAATTTTAATTATTTTTATTTTTATTTAAAAACATAAAATACGTTTCAAATAAAAAAATAAAATGTGTCAATAGTTTACAATTAGATGAATCTTGAATTAAAAAAGTTTGATATGCGTTCAATTACTTTTAGAGCAAATGAGAGTAAAGGTCCTGTGATTGTTTTAATCGGTCGTCGTGATACTGGTAAATCTTATTTAGTTCGTGACTTATTATATTATCATCAGGATATTCCTATTGGAACTGTCATATCAGGAACTGAAGAGGGCAATGGATTTTATGGAAAATTGGTGCCTAAATTGTTTATTCATAATGAATATAATACTGCTATTATTGAAAATATTTTAAAGAGACAAAAGCAAGTTTTGAAGCAAATTAATAAAGAAATGCAACAATTTAATAGGTCAACCATTGACCCACGCACGTTCGTCATTTTGGATGATTGCTTGTATGATAGTTCCTGGTCTCGTGATAAACTCATGCGTTGCCTTTTTATGAATGGTCGCCATTGGAAAGTGATGTTAGTGATAACAATGCAATTCGCTTTAGGTGTGCCTCCCGCACTGAGAACCAACATAGATTATGTTTTTATTTTAAGAGATCCTTACCTAAGTAATAGAAAACGAATTTACGAAAATTATGCCGGTATGTTTCCAACATTCGAGGCATTTTGTCAGATAATGGATCAATGTACTGAGAATTATGAGTGCTTAGTAATAAATAATAACACTAAATCCAACAAATTACAAGACCAAATTTTTTGGTACAAGGCAGATGGCCACGGAGATTTTCGTCTTGGTTCTCGTGAATTCTGGGAATTATCTAAACAACTAAATGATGACGAAGAAGAAGACCAATATGACCCAAATAGCGTCAGAAAAAAAAGTTCGGGTCCTCGTATTGCTGTAAAAAAGAGTAAATGGTAGACTTCCATTTTTAAAAGTACAAGTATTAGTGAATATTTATAAAAAGCATTTTACATATTAGTATAGAGATTTTAAAATATATGTTTTGATTCTCCCAAAAGAGGAGCAAAATATAATTACATCTAATTTTTTAAATCTTGCTCATCTTTTGGGATTAGCAAGTTTCATTTTAAAACCAAGATATAAAATCTTGCTTTTGTTTTAAATAGCAAAAATAATAATATATAAAAGTATATAAAGATTAATTTATATTTAATATCATAGAAATAAATGGACGTGATTACTTTGATTGAAAATAATCCAATAACAACTTTATCACAAACATATAATGTTAAATTATTAGAAAAAATGAAATCACATTTTTCCACTTTTGAACAACATTTATTTTTATCAAGTTTTTATTGCTACTTAAATTATCATCTAACAAATGATTTTGTAATTGATTTTGATGAAGTTTGGCATTGGTTAGGATTTGCACAAAAATCTAATGCAAAAAGATTGCTTTTAAAAAAATTTATTTTGGATAAAGATTACAAAATAAATAAAAATATGAATACTGAAAATCATGGAGGAAATAATCGTGAAATTATTTTAATGAATATAGATACATTTAAAAAATTTTGTTTGAAAGCTGGAACTGAAAAAGCTGATGAAATTCATGATTATTATATTAAAATGGAACAATTAATTCAAGATACAATTAATGAAGAATCAATTGAATTAAGAGTAAAATTATCTAATTTTTCGCAAACTTCAGAATATGAAAAAAGAAAGGCTATTGAATCAACATTAATTAATCAATTTCCTGTTAATACAGAATGTGTATATTTGGGAACAATTGGCAATACAAATGAAAAAGGTGAAAAATTAATTAAATTTGGTCACACTAATAATTTGGCAGTTCGAGTGGCAGACCATAGAGATAAATATGACAATTTTATATTATTAGAAGCTTACAAAGTTCGAAATAAAGTTGAAATTGAAAATTTGATTAAAACCCATCCAAAAATTAAAAATCAAATAAGAAACATCATTGTTAATGGTATGACAAAAAAAGAAATTATTGCTTATGATGAGAATAATTTTACAATTAATGATTTAAAAAAATTTGTAAAAGACATTATAAATTCTAGAACATATAATATTGAAAAATTCAATCAATTGTTGGAAGATAACGATAAATTGTTAGAAGAAAAAGAACAATTAATAATAATAAATC